TGTAAAAAAGACACAGGATGTAACACCAATTCTTGAAGAAAACAAAATATTTCGAAATCATATACCTGAAGCACAAAAAGGTGACTTTCAAAGAATTGCACAAATACCATTGATTGCTCTACAAATAAAAACAAAAGAATTACATGGTCACTCTAACTGGTACAAATTAGATAAAGATCAACAAAGTGATGTAATTAAGAAAATGGTAAACAGTAACGAATTTCAAAACTTTAGAATTGGGAGTAAGAAGTTATAATGGCTTTAAATAATTACGCAAATTTAAAAATAGCAATAGCTAATTTCCTAGCTAGAGATGATTTAACATCTGAGATAGATGACTTTATAGATTTAACAGAAGCTGATTTTAATCGTAGATTAAGAATTAGATCAATGGAAACAGTAGATAGTTCATTTACTATTGACGCAGAAACAGAAGCATTACCAACTGGTTTCTTACAAGTAAGAAGTTTTGTTCTTACAAGTCCTACACCAGATAGAGCTTTACAAGTAATGACACCATTTCATCAAGCTAATACACAAGGATTTAATAATTCAGGTACACCAAGAGTATACTCTATTGAAGGTTCTAATTTTAGATTTAGTCCTGTTCCTGATACAGCTGCAACAGCGAGGTTAACATTTTATAAAGCCTTTGACAGTTTAAGTAGTACAACTACTACTAATCATATTCTTACAAATCATCCTGATGTTTACTTATTTGGTGCATTATATTTTGCATCTACATTTATTAGAGGTATGGATCAGGGAACTGTTGTACAATTTAAAACACAGTATGAAGCTGCTATAAAACAAGTAGAAGATGCAGATGATCTTGATAAATATAATGGAACTCCATTAGTACAAAGATCAGATATTAATATTAATAATTTAGATAACGTAGACTAATGCAATTACCTTTTGGAGAATGGTTACCAGATTTACCAAATCATGTGAATCCAGGTTCAACACAAGCATTGAATGTATTTCCTGCTGTAAATAGTTACAGACCATTTAAAGAAATTACTGCAACATCTAGTAACGGAACTACTGCAAGATGCCAAGGTGCAAAAGCATTTAAATCAGATAGTGGTGTAGTTTCTATATTTGCAGGTGATGCTACTAAACTATATAAACTAACATCTAATTCATTTGTAGATGAAAGTGGTGGAACTACATTTAGTTTTCCTGCTGATTCTTATTGGGATTTTATTAGATTCGGTGAGGTAGTTATTGCTTTTAATGGTGATGATGCACCACAAGCCTGGACACTTGATGGATCAACTGACTTTGCTGCTCTTTCAGGATCACCTCCTGCATTTAGACATGCTGCTGTTGTAGGTAACTTTGTTGTTACAGGATATCAACCAACTGCACAAAACAAAGTACAATGGTCTAGTTTTAATAGTCCTACATCCTGGACTGCTGGAACTAATCAATCTGATTCAGAAACATTACCTGAAGGTGGTGTTATTACTGGAGTTACTGGTGGACAATATGGATTGATATTTCAAGAATCTCGTATTACTAGAATGGATTATAGAGGTGGTAATGTTGTATTTTCTTTTAGAAGAATAGAAGATAATAGAGGTGCTGTTCAAGGTAAAAATGTAATCCAAGTTGGAAACCTTGTATACTATTTATCTGAAGATGGATTTTATGTTACTGATGGATCTGCATCAAGACCTATAGGAGCTAATAAAGTTGATCGTTTTTTCTATAATGATTTAAAGTTTCACTTAAGAGAAAGAATTAGAGCATCTTATGATCACCAAAATAAATTAGTTATGTGGTCTTACCCATCTTCTACTGGAGCTAACTCAGGTACACAAAATGATAAGATATTAATATATCATATTGCTAGTGATAGATGGTCTGTCGTAGAATTAGATCATGAATGTATTATTGATTACTTATCACCTGGTTATACATTAGAAGAACTAGATGATTATCCAAGCGCAGGAACAAATGATATTGATGCTATAACTGTTTCATTAGATAATGCATTGTTTATAGGTGGACTTAGAAGTGTAGGTGCATTTAATACAGATCATAAATTAGGTTCTTTTGAAGGTGATACTTTAGCAGCAGAAATTGGTACAGGTGAAACTGAGTTAGTCAAAAATAATCGTGCATTACTAACTCATGTTAGACCTATTGTAGATACAAATTCTGCTACTTGTTCTGCATCATTTAGAAATAGAATAGCAGATACTCAAAGTAATACATCTCAAAATACTATGCATAGTACAGGAACTATACCATTTCATAAATCAGCACGATATTTTAAATTTAACTTACAGATACCAGCTGCATCTACTTGGACTGATGCACAAGGTTTAGATGTAGAAGCAATAAAAGAAGGATATAGATAATGTCAACATTTGATCAACTTGTAGCAAAATATAGAAATCTTAGTTATGGCAGATTAACTGCAAATAATCCATCAGCATTACAAAATGTTATATCACAAAATAATGGATTACTAGGAACTCAAATGATACCAGGCACAGGTAATTATTTTGAAACTATACCAGAAGATGAAATGAATTTTATAGATACACCATCAGGAAAAGTTGCACAAAATAGATTTAGAGTAGATCCTAATACTGGCCAAATAATCTTTGGAACACCAGGAGGACAACTTAGTGATAACACAGGAGTATATGATTCTAGTATTGATTATGGTGATCCAGGATATGCTAAAAGATTTGGTGGTACTAATTTTGATGGAAGTATGGATCCTATTGAAACTGAAACTGGACAAGTTGCAAAAAACAGAAGTGGTGGTGGAGCAGGACAAGAAAGAGATATGGCTGGTACACAATCAGGTCTAGAACGTATTGGTGGAATGAACCTTAAAATAAATCCAGTATCTGGTAGAATAGAAGTTCTTGATCCTAATTCTTTAGCGTCAAATTTCTTAACAGATTATAGTGCTTTATCACAATTTACTCCAGCAGGAATGTTAAGTGGTTTATTGGGTAGTAACTCTTATGGCAATCAACTAGATCGTATAAGAAGTCAATATGGAAATGCAATAGCAAACGAAATTGCAGCTACAGTGCAAGAAAGTTATAGAACTGGTTATGCACCATCTGGTGTATTATCTTCTGGTTTACAACCAGGTGATAAAGTTACAGTAGGAAACACTCCTGGATTTATTAATAGTCAAGGAAACTTCCAAGCTGGAACTCCAATAGGTGAAATTTCTACTACAACTGAAGATGATAAAGTAAAAACAAAAACTAAACCTGATAATGACAGCGCAGGAGAAGGTGGTGGAGGCGGAGGCGGAGGCTTCGGCGGAGACACCGCAGGACCAGGTACAGATGCAGGAACCACTGGTGGCACTGGTGGTAGACGTGGTGGAGCTGGAAGATATTAATGGCTAGTAAACAAAATTTAGAATATGTTTATAACTATCCTGCATATACTTTACAGGGTATATTGTTATCTACATATGAATATCAATTAGTATCAGAAGATATTACTAATCAATTAGTAAGATATCATAACTCTGAAAACCAGGAGGTAGTATCATGGTTTCTTGCGTAAACTGTAATCACGAATGTCATTGTAGCAATAATGGACAATGTGCTGTATGCAAATGTTCTAACTGCGAACACGAAAATGCACTTGATGAATTTTGGAAAAGAGTAGAAGATGGCTCACACATACAAGAATAGTAAAGTTGATTTAACAACTACTGATGATACTTCATTATATGTAGTACCAGAAGATACAACTTCTATTATTAAATCTATTTTAGTATCTAATGATGATACAAGTAATGCATCTCATGTAACAGTAACATTATTGAATACTGCAAATGATGTATTTAGTTTATTTAAACAAAAGAACATAACAGCTAAAACAACTGAAGAATTATTAACTAGTCCACTAGTAATGAACACAGATGAAGATTTAAAATTTCAAGCAGAAAATGCTAATGATCTTCATGTGGTAATCAGTTATTTAGAAATTACATGACAGAACCTGTATTTATACCTACTAAAAATATCAATGAAGTTTTTCCTATGTGTAAAGATTCTATTGATAAAGCATTAAAATATTCAGGTAATCATTTTAATGTAGAAGATATTTATGATTCATTAACTAAAGGTGAAATGCAACTATGGATCCTATGGAATGTAAATAAAAAACAAAACTTTCAAGGTTGTGGAGTTACTAAGATTCTTCAAAGAACAAACTCAAAAGCATTGAATGTTTTTATTGTTACTGGTCGTAACAGAAAACAATGGCAAGATAAAATGACTGTTGTTGAAGATTATGCTAAACAACAAGGTTGTACACATATTGAAACATATGCTAGACCTGGTTGGTCTAAACTTTTAAAAAACCAAAATTATAAAATAACACACTATATACTAGAGAAAAAATTGGAGGAATAATATATGTCATCTGGCGGAGGAAACACACAGATTACTACTGAAAAACCATATGAACCATCTGAGCCATATCTAAAAGATATAATGTCAGAAGCGGAAAACATTTATCAAAGTGATGCAGGTAAATCATATTTTCCAGGTTCAACTGTAGTACCATTTGCACCAGATACAGCTGCTGCTTTGGACTTACAAAGAGCTAGAGCTTATGACCTAATGGGTCCATCATCAATTTATAATACAGCTGTAGGCACAGCTACTGATGCTGCAACTGGAGCTATGGGAACTTCTTATGGAGGACCAAATCTTGGTATCGGTATTGGATCTAGTTTTATGAATAGACAATCTGGTGGTTTAGATAATGCTTATAATCAACTTACACCACAAGCTGATTATTTAAGTGATGTAAGAAGTGCAATTAGTAGTGATGTTATGGGAGATATTCAATCTCAATTTGGTGCTATGGGTAGAACAGGAACTAGTCCTGCTGCTCAAGCTGCTGCTAGTAGAGCCTTTACTCAAGCATATGCACCTATTGCCCAAAGTGCTGCTGAGACTGAAAGAACAAGACAATTACAATCTGGTGAGAGAGCAATTGGTAGACAATTTAGAGCTGATCAATCTCAAATAGGAAGAGAACAACAAGCATTAGAAGCTCAACAAAGAAGATTGTATGGAGCTAGTCAAGCCGATATAGGTCGTGGACAAGATGCAACTGAAGCTATGTTTAGAAGAAGAATGTCAGGAGCTAGTATGTTACCAGGATTACAAGGTGGTATGGATGAAAGAATGAACATGGGTATATCTGGACTTGGTGGAGTTGGTGCTGCTTATGAAGATTTAGCTGGTAGACAATTACAAGATCAGATAGCTAGATTTGATTATGAACAACAATCTCCATTTATGAGATTACAACAATACGCTAGTTTAATTAATCCAATTGCAGGTAGAGGTACATCTCAATATACAACTGGACCATCTGCTAATCCATTACTATCAGGATTAACTGGTGCATACATGGGATCACAAATGTTTGGTGGTAATCCATATGGTATGGCTATTGGTGCATTAGGCGGAATATTAGGATAGGAGATTATATGGTACACAAACCTGGACACAATTCACCAGTAGGTAGTTTTTCTGTAAACTTACCTTTTCAATCATCTAGATTTACAGACTTAGGACCAACACAAGAATATAGAAGAGCTACAGGTCAAATGACTTCTGATGATAATCAAAATGTTTTGACTCAACAAATGAATGCTCCTCAACAAAAAATTAGTAAACAAGTTAAACCTACACAATCTGATATTAGTTCTCTTATTGGTACTACTGGCAATCAACAAATTAGTGATTTAAGTTTAGATTTATCATCAACATTAGAAACTAACAAAACTAAAGATGATTCTTTCTTTGGAAAACTAAGTGGTATAGCTCAAAATTTTTCAAATAATATGTCATCACCAGGTTTTTATGAAGCATTAGTTATGCATCAAACAGCTAAAAATGGTGGAGACTTTACTGATGTATTACTTTCAGGAATTAAAGTAAGGCAACAAACTCAAGATAGATTATTTAAAGCAGCTTATAATAATGCTAATTTAGAACGAATACAAACAGGAACAGATCTTAATAAAACAAGATTAGAACAATTAAATAATCCAGAAACAAAAACAACTGCTGATAAAATAGTTACAGGTGATGATGGTCTTAAATACTTTTTAAAAGCTGATGGTAGTTATGAAAGAGTTTTTCCAGGACAAGAGAAACCAACTACTGAAAAAACTGCAACTGATGAAGGACCATTTCCAAAAGACTTTAATTTATCTAATGTAACTAAAAGTGTTAAAAACTACATAAAAGGAGAATACTTTCCAGGACAAGATTTAAGTGAAAACATAGAATTAAATAGTCAATTAAATACTATGTCAGATAGAATTGCTAATGAAGTTGCTCCATTAATTAAAGACATGGGTATTAATAAAGCTATAGCATCTGTTGTAAATAAATATGAAGCAGGTGGATCTTTTACAGAAATACCAGCATCTGGTCAAGGATTCTTTGATGGACCAGCTATACCTGCTAGACCAACTATTGATTTATCTGCTGGTTCGCAATCAGATCCATTAGAACAATTAATAGAAGCTAATATGAAAGCTAACCCTGAGATGTCAAGAGATCAAGTTGTTGCAGAAATTATGAAATTAATTAACGCTAACAAAAATATGTAATGGCTTTTAAGTTTGTATATCCTAAAAATATTGCAAGTACTGCAACTAAACTAGCTCCTGCTACATCTAGTACTTTAAGTATTAATGAAGATCTAGGAACAAAACCATTTACATTTGTTACTGATTTTAGTTTAACTGATGAATATAACAGAGCTACACAAGAACCAGATAAACAAGGATTTCTAGAAACACTTAAAAGTCCTTTCGAACTATGGAGATATAATAGTTTACCTGTAGCAGCATATCAAATAGCTAGCGGTGAAACTAAAGGTAAACAAGCTCAAGAATCATTTGACTGGTTACAATCAAACCCAGATATTAAATCTGGTGATGAATATGATTATCATACAGCTATGTATCAAAGATATGGTTATTCACTATCTACACAACCATTTTCATTTGAAGCAGTAAAAGAAGGTATACAATCTAATCCAGCTATGTTTGCTGGTGAAATGGTGAATTCTTTAGTAGCTGATCCTTATTTATTAATACCTTGGTTTTGGGGTGGATGGGCAGTTAAAGCTGCACAAGCTACTAAAATAGGTATGCAAGTTTCATCTGTTATACCAAGAATTACTAAAGGTACACTAACTGCTGCAGCTGCTACTCCAACACTTGCAACTTACAGTACTATTCAACAACTATCAGAAACAGGTGAACTAGATCTTCCTCGTATTCAAGGAGAAGTAATGACTGGTGGTCTAGCTGCTTTTGGACTTGGAATGATAGGTGCAGGAGCATCTAATAAAGCTAGTAAAATATTAGGTGTTACTCATGATGAAGTAAATTTTAAAATGAAAAGAGGAATTGATAGGCTTGCAGAACAAGGAGATCCATGGGCGCAAAGAATTATAAAAGATTCTAAAGATGGTGTTAAAGTATTTGATGATAGTTTACAGAGTATATT